TGTTTCGGCAGAACGAAGAGCTTTCTTCAAACTTCTCGCCTGTACCTCGAACTCTTTACTGCCTGTGAATTTATATGTTCTCACTTCTGCTTGCTCGCTTGTATGTCTATAATTTCGTACTCTTCTGGAACTATTAAATTATTTTTCCAACTATCATCAAAATTTTTATAATGGGTTTCGTGAAAGTGGTCATTAACATAATCTCTTATGTCTTCTACATCATCAGGAATTTTTATATCTTTAGTCCATTCTTGAGTGGTTTTAATTATTGCTTTATATGTTTTCATATTATCCCTTCTGCTTGCTCGCTTGTTGTTTTAATTCTATTCCGTCATTGTTTAAATTATATAAAATATTTAAAGCCTCTGCGGTGTGTTCTGCAAATTCTTTTTCATCACAAAATAAAACAGTTTCAATAGTACCATTTTGATAATCTAGTTTTACGGCATTATTATCAGCAAAATAATTACCTTCAATACTATCTTTATGTATCATATCTTTAGTTATCATATTATCCTTTCTGCTCTCTCGCTTGTTCATTAGCCGTTAAAAATCCATCATCAACTATTAAATCTTCAACGTATTTTTCTAATTCTTCCTCACTAAATTTTTTGAAGTAATCTTTCTCACCGAACCAATCTTTTTGCCGTGCAAAATCATCTTTAATAATTTCAACTAATTTATCGTAAAGATAGTCTGCGTGAGCTATACAATGATTTAACTTTTTTTTCATATTACTCCTCCCCTCTTTGTTCAAGTGTGCAATCTATATAATCAAACAATTCACGACCCAATTCTGTATCGTTGCCACAATTTTCTTTTTTGTTCCAAAAAACTAAATACTTTTTTGAATTAGGATATTTTTCAATATATTTCCAAAAAATATTATCAGCTTCTTCCATTTGTTGTTCTCTTAACTGTATATCTTTTTTATTTACTTTGTTTATTTCCTTATCAACCCAATCATAATTAATATCTTCCATATTATCCTTTCTGTTTGGTCAAGTTTTATTTATAACAACAACGCACCAAAGACGAAACCTATTACAAAGCCGATTATACCTTCTCTGTAATAGACTGACAAAAACTCTAACTTCTCTTTTATCTTTTTAAGTTTCACTTAAACTTTGCTCCTAGTTTTTGGTGTTCATCATGTATTGCTTGTTCTTCCTCATTAATTTCTTTCTGGTATTTAATCATAAGGTCTGCAATCTTGTGCATGGCTTTTATCATACTCTCACCTTGATACTTATCATTTTCAGATTGCACAGATTTATCTATAATCTTTTTCAAATCAGCTATAACTTGTTTCATGGCGAATATTCTACCCGTGCTTGACGCTGATCTATGTAGATCAGTTATCATAGTCAATTGGTTTTGTAGTTCGTTATTCATTTGTCCTCCTTTATTTTTTGCAACATATCAACTTCTACTCCGTCTGCGATATATTCTAGTGGCTTAAATCTTATACCGTCTTTAAGTCTATATGTTATTTCATTTCCACTTTTGTCTGTTTTAGCATTTCCGTCTTCATCATATAAATAAAATGTTATATCAGAAACGGCAACGTAGTAGTCTTTCATTTGTTCTCCTTTCTATTTTTGACGGAAACAATTATACATTTGTTCCCTGTACATTTTAACTATTTTTTCGTGTTCGTCAAAATATTCAGTTATTTCGTCCCATGTATAACTTTGTTTTGTCATTATTCTTGTTGATGATTTTTTAAAAGCCATTTTAACTTTGCCAATTATATCAACACTTAACTCTGAAATAAGAGTTCTTGGTCTCTCCGGTTGTGGTGTATCTCCCATACCCAATTCAAGTCCTAAATTTTTTAATACATCTTTTATTTCATTTATTGACATTTTTCCTATATTTGGGATACGTTTTAAATATTGTTCAGTTGACCTTGTTAAATCGCCAACTGTTTTAAAACCCTCTAACTTTAGTCCATTCATTGACCTTACAGAAAGTTCTAATTCTCCTATATCTTGATTTAATTTTTCGTGTATCTCGTTCATTTGATACTCCTCCATTGTTGTATTAATTGTGGCATATATTTTGCCTTTCTTTCTTCTTGATCCTCACGAAACTTTTCAAAGCTATCTGCGTTTGTAGTTTGTATATCGTGATATTCGTCAATCAACAAATCGGGATCACACCCGTTGTCAATCATATCTTGAAGTTCTTTTAATCTTTTATCTTTCCAATTCATCTTGCTCCCAATAATACCAGCTTTTACATTTAGGACAACGAACTTGACAAGGTTCTTCACCATCTATTTCTT